ACAGATGATGACGATGGTGAAGATTTGGAATTCTTTAAGCGACTTGCAAGTTAATACTGAAAAGGGAGGCGAAAGCCTCCCTTTTTTTATGCCGCCATGCTAAACAATCTAGCATATCTAACACCAGCATCCGGAGGTTCAACGGATCCCGGATTATTAGGATCAATTGGATTTGAAGAACTTTGGGTTCTTGATGCTGGTGTCGTAGATGTATCAACCGGAGTTGCTGGTGGTGTCGGTGGTGTCGGCATAACTCTTTCCGCAATTGCATTTTGGGTGGAAACATTAGATAATGTTTGCCCTGTATTTACAGGTGGTGTGTATAGTGCTGGAGGTGTACTTTGAGATTGAGATGGTTCTGCATTCATTGGTGTTTCTTCACCTGCCCATGAACGCATTGGTCGACCACCTTGCCAGTTAAGTGGATCAGAACGTCGTGTAGGATTACGTCTTGCGGGTGCTATTGAATTAAAAGCCCTTTCAGTATCACTATTAATTCTTCGAGCAGGCGGTTCATTTCTACCCATTAGTTGAGCAGCAGTTGTTCCTGCTAGTTCAATACGAGCTCTTTGCGCCTGATGTATATCTGGTATAGTTGTTTCGGATGGAACCGGCTCAGGACTATAAGTACCAACACTACTTGTCGATACCATTGGTGAACTTCTGTTATCTTGTTCTCCAGAAAATACTGTTCCACGTGGACCGGGTTCTGGTGGTAATTCGGGCGCACCTTGTCTCTGTCTAATTAAACGTAAACGCTCAAAAGTACCTTCCGGAGGTGATGGGCGCTCGGCAACAGGTACATTATTTAATGCTGATAAACTTTGTATAAAACCATTCTCTAATGCATTTCTTCTTGCTAAATTATTATGAGGAATTCCAATTCCTTCATTGTTACTAGCTTCCTCTGATGCATCTAATTCATTGAGCGATCGTACGTAAGTTTCAATTGGTCTTATAAGTTGTATTGTTGGACTTACTTGTTGTTGAGTTAATTGATTTTCTTCACCAGCAAATGTTCTGCCAGCAGCGCCCATACGCATAGGAACTGGTTCAGGATTCCAATTATTAACATTTGGACTTATTAATCCCCGTTGTGCGGGTGGTATACTATTAAAGGCTCTTTCGGTATCACTATTAATTCTTCTGGCGGGTGGTTCACCTCTACCCATAAGTTGTGCTGCAGTTGTACCTGCCAATCTAACACGAGACTCATTAGCTATAGTCGGATCAATTCTTGTAGGAATTGGTTCTGGGTTGAAATTATTAACATTTGGATTTATTAATTTAGGTACTTCAGGTACTGCCGCAGGTGGCGGCACAGATGGTGTTGTTGGTGTAGGATTTGTAGCAGAACTCGATTGTTGATTAGAATTACCTAAAGCTGAAATACCAGCAGCTCCAGCAACTCCTAAACCAACACCGACGGCAGCAACACCTAATAGTTTTAGAAAATTTCTAAAACCGTTAAGGATTCCAGTATCTGTATTTGTATTTGCATTATTGGCAGGAATTAAATTACTATTCTGAGTCCCTTTTATACTACCAAGTATTTCCGTTAAAATATTATTAGTGGTTTTTTGACTATTAACAATACTGGATAAAATTGCAGTAACACCACTTGTATTTGTTTGTATATTTGTTTGTGTATTTTTATTATTACTTTTATTTTCATCACCACGATATACACCACCCATTAATGCTCCCAATAGTGGGAACATTCTATTAAATGCTCTACTACCTTTCTTTAAAATAAAATCTTTTAAAGAAAATTGTAAATCTTGTTTTTGATCAAGTAATTGTTGTTTTTTGGTTTTTTGTCTTGTTTTTCTAACTTTATTTTGTCTATCTACTACTACGATTTTATCTGTATCATCAATTTTTGATTTCTCATCAGTTTTTTTCAAAAATTCTTCTGTAGCTTCATCACCAATTTTTTCCTTAATTGCTTTAACCATAGCAGGATTTGCAAGTACTTCTTCTGTAGAAATAGAAGTCTTGCTTGTTCTTGGTAACGGTTTACCACTTTTATTTTTAGCTTTACTTTCGGTTAAAGCTTTTTCAATTTGAGCTTTTACACTATCGTTCATCCCTTTATATTCAGGGCTGTTAACTATATCAGCTAAAGTTGTGATTGTTGGTTTCTTTGCCATATTTTATTACCCTGCCTTAATATATATTTTTAAAACCAAATGCGGATTCAAATCTAGTACGTAAAGGTATTTCTTTTGATAAAGTACCACCACCACCACTACCACCTCTAGCAGTATTATTAGACAGTTCCGAGTTCATTTGAGTTTGTTGGCCCAACACACCTGTTATATTATTAATTATTTCTTGAAATCTTCTTATCTGTTGTTGATCTCTGGAAATCATATTTGTTCCGGCTTGTGATAAAGAAGTACCTGTTTGTGGAGTTGAACTTTGCATTGTTGACGGTTCGCTGCCACCTTGTGCTATACCACTGCCTTGAGGTGTCGAACTTCTTTGTACATTTTGTGGTAATGGTATACCTCCATGCTGTCTTTGAAATGTTCTCATCCAATTTGCTTGATACTGGGCGCCTGTTAAACCGCGATTAACAGCTAACGCTTCTGGGGACATATATCCTCGTGCATTACCGGTAAACCAAACCAAAGGTACAACAGATATATCGTTATTATTTGATGCCAATATAGAATTAACATAAGCAGCTGCTACAGCATCCTGAATAGCTGGCGGTGCGTCAATTGCTCTACGATATTCAGTACCTATACCAAATTGTCTAGTAACACCTCTCCATGTTGAATCAATAAATTGGTATGCACCAGATGCTGATGATGATCGATTTTGGGCAAGATAATTATTACTTGATTCTCTCGTTCTTAATGTTTGCAATATTTGAGAAGTTGTATCGCTAGTTGATGAACTATTATTTTGACGCTGCCGCGGCGCCGGTATATTTTCCACTTGCTTGGCGTTAACAGAATCTTTATTAACCGGAGTTGCATCACCACCGGATCCACCACTTTCTTCATCACTACCAGATGCATCGCTTTGAACACTATTAACTGGAGTTGCATCACCACCGGATCCACCACTTTCTCCATCACTGCCGGACCCATCGCTGTCATTTTTATTTTGCACATCTGGTTGTTGCTGAGCACCAGACGCCCCAGTATTTGCTAAAATATTTAAATATGGTGCTTGTCTTTGATTTTCAGGAATATTTTGACCATTACGCAATCTACGAGTGACATCTTCATTATATTCTTTATCTAGATTTTCAGCCATTTGTACAATACGATCATATTGAGAAGATATTTCTACATTCTCTTCTTTGATTGTATTTTCCAAGTCTTGTATTTTTGTTGGATCTGTTTCATTATCCAATTGATCTAGGAGATTATTATATGCTTCTATTCTACCCATAAGATTATTTAATGTGGTAAAAAATGTTTGTCTATTTCTAACACTTATTGATATTGTTCTAGCTTTAAGTTCAACTAGTCCGACATATACATCATAAACTAAAAATACTCCACTAGCTATACCTAGTATTCTAAGTCCAATACTGACTGCTGGGGATCTTAAAATTCTTAAAGCTGTTTGACCAAGTCTAATTGATCTGTAAGGAGTTGATCTTGGTACTCTCGATTCCGATATTGTTGATATTCTTTGTCTTGCAACAGGTGTAACAGGACCTGCAGCTGGAGGCGGTGGCGGCGGTACAAGATTTATTGGTCCTGGAATTCTAGGTATAGCAGCTGGAGGCGGCACAGCAGTTACTGTTGGTGGGATTCTGGGTGTTGGTGCAGAAGAAGATGATAGTGGTGGTAAACTACTAGTTCCTACATTAGGGGTTGGTATACCTCTTTCCGGTATTATGCTCACACCGGGAGATGGCACAGCACTTACTGTTGGTGGGATTAATTGTTCAGCTCGTCGACTCACTAATCTTTGAAGTTGATCAACTTGTTGGGATGTTTGTCTTTGAATTACCCCAGCTCTTTCAACAGATCTTACATTTTCAAGTGCTTGCCTTTGTGTAGTTCCTAATCTTTCAAATTCACGATTTTGTATAGCACGTAGTTCTTCAATTGTACTAGCTTGTGCAATTCTTTGACTAATACTGGGCGAATCAATCGGTCGTGGTATAGTAGTTGCTGTCCCAGGTGGTGATGCAGGTCTTATTGGCGCTGCTGGTGTTGCTGGTCTCGGTGGTGAACTTGCCGGTGTCGCAGGTCTTGGTGGTATATTTCCTGGTGTTGCTGGTCTTGGTGGTGCACTTGCCGGCGCTGCTGGTCTTGCTGGAACTGAAGGTGTCGCTGGTCTTGGTGGTGTACTTGCTGGTGTTGCAGGTCTTGCTGTTGGTGCCGGAGGCGCTGGCGGTCTAGGGATATTAGTTGGCGGTGTTACAGTTGGTCCTGATCTTGATAATTTTTTTATTAAACCCCATGCTGAATAACCAGCTGCACCTAACCCTAATATATTAAGTAAATTATCAAATATACTACTATTGTTACTATTATTATTTGATGATCCACCACCACCGCCACCTCGATTATTATTCGATGAATCATTATTTTGGTTATTATTTAATAATGTTGGTCCGGCAAAGTTATTATTTGAGGTTTTTATTTGTCTTAAAATTTGATTAAGTATATCATTTTGTTTATTTTGATTTTCTAATATTTGTCCATATAAATTATCAGATACTTGTGTAGCAGAACCATCTGGAGTTAGAGATGAATTTTGATTTGAATTCCCTCGAACACCACTAGTTAATGTTCCCAATTGTGGAAACATTTTATTAAATGTATTACTATCTATTTTTGATGATTGTTTACTATTGTATTTTGCTGTTATACGTGCGGCAGTTCTAGGTCTTTTTGCTGCTATATTTGCTAGTCTTGTAGCTCTAGGTAAAGATCTTCTTGCCACTATTGTCTACCCACTGTCATTTTTTCTTGACTTCTGCTAAATGCATAAACACCAAGAATAGCACCAAATGATAAATGAATAAGTCCACCGTTTGAAAGGGTGAGACTTTCCCATTTAGCATATGGTGCATGAGTAAAAACAGGTAAAAACATCATAATCAAAGGAAAGATTATAAAATCAAATGCGCACATCGCCATGTATAGCCAACCCATTGCTGGTCGCCAATACTGCTTAACCCAATGTTCATTTTGTATTGATAACTGTTGATTTAAAATACTGTTATCAATATTATTATTAGACATTACGATTCCTTTGCTCTTCAAGTTCTTTCAGATATTGCAGGAGCATTTCAACGTAAACATCTCTTTCAAATGGCATTAGATTTTCAACATCTGCAATTGAATATTTATGATGTTGAATCAGTGAGAATAGTGAAATATAGTAATTTTCTAGTGTATTATGATTTAGCCCAACATAAAAAAATCGGTGAGCGAAGTCAGCTCAATTACCCTATCTTTTCCATTTTTGTTTTTGTATTCAATACGATGATAGAGTTTTGGCATTTTAGACATAAATGTTTGAATTTTTTCAAATACTTCAACATCTAAATCATTTAAGAAATCTTCTATTTCTTGTTTACTATATTCAGCTGGATCATAAACATCATCACCTTCGTAAATTTTATCAATACAACGAAGAATAAGTTCGTAAAAAGCATCTTCACCTGAATCGGCAAAATCTTTATCGTCAAATAATGATGCTGGCGGATGTCTCATCACAATAGCTATTTGATCATTTGCCTTAATGACTTGATCTATATTTTCAGGGAACTTAACTTCTACTTTTAAAAGATCAATTTGAAAATCATATACTTCCGTATCGTCATTATCAATATATGAAACTTTAACCATATTGTTAATTGAAACAGCTCTTAGTCGTAGAAACAAATATTCAACATCAAAGATTGCAATCCTATCAATATCAAATGACTTATTGATAGCACAATTATTAACGACTTGCTTTACTGCTCTTAGAATATCACCTTGATCACCTGATGCTTTTGCTATCAGAAGAATTTTTTCTTCACGAACAAGAAAAGGTCTGAATAGTTCTTTTTTTCCTGTTGACGGAATAGTAAACTCGTGAATTGGATGTTTGATTTTAGGTAGTGGCATAATATAACTCCATTATTAAAAATAGTAAAATTAAGGTGTCAATCCACCAGGGCCAAAAACTCTGCCTGCAGGATCTACATTTGGGTTTTGTTGATTATAGGGATTTGTCGGTGTATTAACTCGAGGATCAAGTCCTGGTTCCGTTCTAGGTTGTTCGGGTTGTGAAGGTTGTGGTGTAGGTGTAACCCGATTTGATGCAAAAACTCTATTTCCAGGTCTATTAATGGAATCATATTCAGGTACTGATTCGAATCCTTCAAAATACCATTCTCTAAAAGTAAAATTTACATTAATCATCATTAAATTATTTTTATCAGACCAAGATAGACCAACATCATTTAATGAAATAGGATATGCTTCTTTGAGAACTACAACATTAACAATTTGACCACTGTTATTATATATGGTAATTTTAATAGTTGGCGATGTATAATATTGTTTATATTCAGAAGTATATTTTATTACCCCTTCAGCACGTTCACTATAATCAAAAATTTCATTGGCCCACCAAGCAAAACTTTTCCAAACAAAATTACCGTCCGTTTCAATAAATGATATGGTAATATCATTAAAATTTACATTGATTGGAGATTTTTGTTGTGGGCCTACACCATAACGATATGTATTAAACACATCAAAATTAACACCTGGTATTTTTACATTAGAGGCTCTAAATTGTAATATTCTGTTAAAATCGTTATCCGTAAAAATTCCAGGCTTGGTTATATCTACTATAAATTTATTAGTTTGTAATATACCACGTTCATTGATTTTTGTAGAAAATTCAGCTATATTGAATCCAGCCATTAGATCATGCCCCTTGAATCTTTCCAGACTTGTTCTTTAGATGCTTTTTTGAATTGTTCTGTTGGTAGCATTAACGCTGAATCCCAATTTGTAGGTTCAATATTTAGGTAACTACTTTGGACATGGGTTGCAAGATATTGTTTAATGCAAGGTTTAAAATAACGATATTTTGATGCATTGCTAAGAATGCTATATGATAATTTAAGTTTTGTTGTTTCATTATAAGCAGTATTATTGATTGTTTGATATATAGCATTCATTAATTTTGCTCTGAGAACAGGTGGTAGATAATGGAGATTAATACCTAAAAAACCATCTTTTCTTAGATCGATTGGAAACACTAAAGGAAACATATCATAATAAGGAAGTGTTTCTTTGTGTTTTGGGTCATATGAAAACATGTACATTTTGCCGATTGATTCAACATCGATTGAATTAACTAGATTATCACGATCATCCAACATCAAATTTTTATTGACTCTTTGTACTTTCTGCGCAGCATTTTGAAACCACTTTCTAGCATCTCTGCGTCGTGTAGTTTCATTAATGCCTTCGGCTCTACCTCTTTCCGACAACTGTTGAAAAATATAAGCTGTCATTTACCGTAAATATCCTTTTCGG